TCTTGGCGTTTTGAGGCGGGCATAGAGGGCGATCCTATAGCTGAGGAGCTAGCTAGATTTGCTAATGAGTGCTATGGCTTTGATGGTTATAGCGGGCAAATGAGTATCAGTTTTGAGGATCAGCTTAGCTATCTATTAGAATTTATACCGCTAGGCTACCGCTATGCAGAAGAGCTATACAGAGTAGGGCCTGATGCTGATGGTAATATTAAAGTATGGCTAGATCAGTATGCTGATAGAGAACCTTCATCTCATAACAAATGGTTAAGCAGAGATAGCCAGAGCTTAGATGGGGTTATTCAAAATGTAGTAGGCACTACTTATACTCCCGAGCCTATCCCAGCTAACAAGCTCTTACTACTCACTCTAAATAAAACGGGTTCAAACTTTGAAGGGGTAGGCATGCTTAGGCCTGTTTGGTGGTGGTGGCGTACTAAGCAGCGGGCTAGTAACTTAATGTGCATCGGCTTAGATCGCTGGGCTGTACCTACTCCTAAGGTGGTAGTAGATCGCTCGCAAGCTGAGGCTATGGGTCTTACTGATGCTGATATTAATGCGATGGTAGAAGATGCTGAGGCTCAAGCTAGAGCCTTTTTATCTACTGAGCAAAGCTATCTTGTAGAAACCGCTGCTGTAAAATTTGAGAGCTATGCTGAAACACCTAATTTATACGCTAGCGGGCCCCTTGATATTATTACTAAATGTGATAGTCAAATAGCCTCAGCTTTCTTAACTCAGTTTGCTGATCTTGGTAATACTGAAACGGGAGCGAGATCAGTAGGTGAGATACATTTAAGCGTATTTAGAAGGGCTGCTATTAATCTTTGTGATATAGTAGCCGCTCAAATAAGCGGGCCTGATAGGCGGGGCGGTGGTACTATCGGTAGGCTTGTCAGGTGGAACTATGGATTTGTAGATCCTAGCAAATTGCCTAAACTAGTACATACTGGCTTAGATACTGATGATCTAGCTGAGAGCATAGGTATGCTACCTCAGTTAGTTACTGCGGGCATCTTAACCCCCGATGATGAACTAGAGCGAGCGATTAGAGAGCGGCTAGGGGCGGGCGATTTACCCGAGGAGGCATCTAGATCAGCTATCGAGCGTACAGCCTCTGCTAAAGGCGGTTTATCTGCATTTGCTGAGCGACTAATAAAGGCTAAGCAAAATGGCTAAAAAGATTAAAGTAAAACTAGCTATACCTGATAAGTATAGCCATATAGATTTTAAGCCTCCTAAAGGTGCTCAGAGGGCTGCTAAACGTGCTCTAGCTGTAAGAGCAACTAAGCCGCCATCTAAAAGAGGCATGACCTCAGTAGGCATAGCAAGGGCTAGAGATCTCGCAAATGGTAAAACTCTTAGCCCCGATACAGTAAGAAGGATGCTAGCTTACTTTACCCGCCATGAGGTAGATAAGCAGGGTTCTACTTGGGATGAGCAGGGCAAGGGGTGGCAAGCATGGCAGGGATGGGGCGGCGATGCGGGCTATACTTGGGCTAGAAAGTTGGTTAATCAAATGAACAGAGCAGATAATAAAACTACATCACTTAGAGCTTATGGCGAGGCGATACAGTTAGCTGAGCCTTTACCCGCCTATGAGATCCCCGATGGTCTTACAATAGGCAGGCCTTTTAAAACCCTTGCACTAGGGCAGGTGAGCTCTAGATTAAATGGATCGGCTATTGGATCTGAGATAGATCATGATATGCTGTCTGAGATGCTAAGAGTATTTAAAAAGAGGCAATATGCTGATCCTGTTATTATAGATTGGCAGCATGCTACTAGCCCATTTAGCGGGGGCACTCCCGCCCCTCCCGAAAGTGGAAATGCTTTAGGCTTGATAGTAGATTTAGAGCTTAGAGATGATGGCCTTTACTGCACCCCCGCTTATAATGAGCGAGGGCTAGAGGTCGTTAAAAATGCGGGCGGTGTCTTGTGGAGCTCTCCCGAGTTTATTGCGGGCGAGGTCTACACTAGAGATGGGGGCGATCCCATCGGCACTGCCCAGCTATTAGCTATAACTTTAACCCCCCGCCCTGCTCAGTCTAATGATAAGATTGATAGGGTACTTTTAAATGAGAGGATAGATATGATTGAAAATATCGACTCTATGCCTTTAGAAGATCTTAGAGCTATGCTTATCGCTAAAGATGAGATGGTGAAAGAGCTAGAGGATACGATTAAAGAGATGCAAGCAGATGCTCAATCTAAAATGATCTCTGATGATAAAGTTGAGATCGAGCTAGATACTGAGAAGTCAGATGATGAAGCTGAGCAGATGACAGAAAAAGAAGACGAGAAAAAGAGCTATACTATGAGTGAGCAATTAACTGAGAGCACTCTATTAAGTGAGGTTCAATCTCTGAGAGAGCAGAATGTTAAACTATCTGAGCGCCTAGAAGCTATCGAGGCTGAAAAGCGAGCGGTAGAGATGAAGAGTGCTGTAAGTGCTTTGCTTTCAGATGGTAGAATTACACCAGCTGAGGAGGGCGTAGCTAATAAAGCATGGCAGCTTAAAGAGCTACAACCTGAGTTTTGGCAGATGTTTACTGAGCGCCCATCTAACTCAGCTATCCCCCTCGCTCAAGTAGGGCATGGGGCGAGCGGTGCAGAGATTAGCAAAGCTACTCTTGATCTTGAAGTTAAAAAACTAGCGGCTGAGAAGTCTCTTACTTACTCAGAGGCCCTAACTCAATTTAGAACTAATAACCCCGATTATTATAATCAAGCCTTTGGAGGTTAACATATTATGTCAAACATTATTGTAAGTTTTGTAGCTGCTGAGGCTATTACTGAATTTGCTCTAGTATCAGTAAATGCAGATGGTAAGATTGTTATTACTGATGCTTCTACTGATAATAGCTGTGTAGGTATTGCTCAGCGAGCTTGTGCAAGTGGTGACTCAGTAGAGGTACTTGTAAGCGGCCTATCTCGAGCTATTGCGGGCGGTACTATCTCGCCTGAGACTATGGCTCTACTTATGGCTACTACAGGCGGTAAGCTAATCGCTTATGATGCTGCTATCGATAACTACTCTGTAGCTAGAGCGATCCCTAACATTAATCAAACTGGTGCAGTAAGTGGCGATCAATTACAAGTAATCTTTAATGGCCCTAGCAATCTTACAGCAGTAACCCCATAAGGAGCTAAATAATGGCAAGTTCATACTCAAATTTACATCCTGTAGATCAGATCTTAACTGGTCTAGTAGCTGAGGCAGTGCCTAGCGATAATCAGCTCATTGCTGATAAAGTACTCGAGACTATCAAGATCCCTGAGCGTAGCGGTACTCTATTGCTAGAAGAGACTCGTAATTTTATGGGAGCGGGTGCAGGTCTAGATCTTGAAAGAGCAGCGGGGGCATCTCGCGCAATGATTGGCGGCTTTGATCGCTCATCTCAAACTTTCATGGCTAAGATCTACTCAGCATCTGATAATATTGCTATGGAGGATATTTTTGATTCTCAATACCCTGGCTCAGAAGAGGCTCGCATCGCTCGCAAAGTGGCCCGAGTACTTAAGCTAGCTAGAGAAAAGCGAGCGGCTGATCTTCTCTTTAATGAGACTGCCTCTACTTTTAATACATCTGCTGCCTCTGCTGCTTTTAGTGCTTCTACTGCTGAGCCTTTAAGCGAGCTATTTGATCTAAAAGATACCGTTTTTGCGGCTGCTCATGGTATCAACCCTGATACTCTTATTTTAGGTAGAGCTTGCTTTAGAGCACTTGCTAAAAATGCTGAGGTTAGAGGTTTTGTGGGCACTCTAGCTAATGGTGTAGCTAGTGGTAATCAGATCCTAAATGATGAGGCGGTGCTACAAGTATTAAGAGATGTTTTAGGCATCCCTAATATTTATGTGGGGCAAGCTCTGCAGGATACAGCCATTGCAGGCCAAACTAGTTCTGAAAGTGCAATTTGGAGCGGTACTAAAGTCTTTATGGGTATCTTAAGAGGTGCTGATGCAGTAGTACAAAAATCAGGTACTGTAAAGGGCATGCCAGTGGCTGCATTGAATTTACAGTACTCTGATCTCGTAGCTGGTCAATATGACTCTTTAGACAAGACTCGCCGCTATGTATGGGGTGAGGAGGTTAACTCTTTCCATGCTGTAGATGGTACTTTAGGCCATGTTTTGACAGGCTGCTAAGATCATGCTTTGTTCTCAGTGTGCTACTCTTACTCTATTAAATGAGGGCGGTGATGCTGATGAGATCGCTATTAAAGATCTCACTCAGCAGGCTAAAGACGCTAGCGGGGAGATGGCTACACTGATTAGGGCGAGGCGAGATCAACTTAGAGCTGAGGTACAAGCTGAGCGAGCTGTAGAGCGGGCTTTTAAAAAAGCTCAAACTGAGCTTATCAGCACAATAAAAAAAGCAGTAGAGAGCTTAGGCCCTCAAGCTGTATTAAATGCTAATGACGATCAACTTTTAGAGTTATTATTAGCGAGCGGTTTAGATGAGACTGTAGATACATTTATAACTCATCAGCAAACTATTAGAGATGCAGTAGATAAGACGCTACAAGCATCTAATTTAGATTTATCAATAGTAGGTGCTCAAGTAGATACTTTGGGAGCTCAAAACATTATTGATATATTTGAAGGCTTAATCTTAAGCTCTGTAAAACAGAGCATGAGAACTAGCTTAACTGATCTACTAGTTAACGTGCCCTTAAATACTGTTATGAGCAATATGCAAAAAAGCATGAAAAAAGCTGAGGGTAGGCAGTTAACAGAGATTAAAACCAAACTAAGTCAATATGGGCGATCTATTACAGCCCTCGCAGCAGAGGCCGCAGATATAGATAACTTCTTATATACTGGGCCTAACGATGGTATTACTAGGCCTTTTTGTGATGCTCTAGTTAATAAAGTAGTTACCTCTCAGCAGATGAGGCGGCTAGATAACGGGCAGGGGCTTAGTGTAATTACAAGCGGGGGCGGTTACAACTGTAGGCATAGCTGGTCTCCTGTAACTCAAGGCTTTATAAAAGCTGCTAATCTTAATCTAGCTAGTTCTAGCGATATTAACAAAGCTAACCAATAGGAGACAAAATGAGAAAAGCTATAACAAATAAAAACTATCGCTTTATATGGTCTCCTCAGCTCCCCATCTCAGGCACTGCTACACTGAGCATAGATACAGCTACAGCAGTAAGCGAGAGTCTTACTCGCTTTGCATCTGATCTGACTGTTACTGCTATTGCTAGTGATAGGCGTACTCTAACTCTAAGCTCAGCTCCCGCCTCTTATTATCGAGAGCAGCAGGCGGGCTTTATTGTGACTGAGCATGATACTTATT